TGTATCTTTGCTTGTATTTTTGGAAGTCCAGCAAATGCGTCAGAGTTCCATTTTAATCTAACTGCTAAATAACAAAGACCAGATAATTTATGATTACTTCCCCAAGATGATAATGTAGATAATAAAGATGATGCTGATTGACCATCAGTTCCAAAATGTGGTTCTAATCTAATTAAACTTTCACTATCTTTATAAAAATTAGCATCAGAACTATCTACTTCTACTGCTGAACCATCTGATAAGCTAGATGCAAATGTAACTATTTTATCATCTACTCTAATTTCAGTTATATCGTTTATTTCTCCCTCTGCCATAACGATAGCCATATATAAGTAAGTGTTATCTGTACCAGAAGTTTCCATGAAAACTCTAGTTCCCCCTGTAAGTCTTTCTCCATAAATTACAGGAATGTTTGCGTCATTAGATTGTTTATTAACTAATAATCCTCTTTCAAAATCATCAAAAGAGTTAGTTCCAAAATCTTCTATTTCAGGAACTTTTGGTCTTAATATCCAAGATAAAAATAAACTAATACCTAAAGCAACAAAAGGATTAACTCCTAATACTTTTAAAACAGGAGAAGTAATTTTGCTTACAAATTTTTTCCAACCCATTACGCCCTACCCCATTTAATATCTAATACAGTTTGAGAACTAAAATCCATTCCAACATCTGTACTAAAGAATCTTTGTTGTGATACATTGTTTGTTTTACGACCATTCTTTTTTTCAAAATCAGCCCAATGTGAAACTATCGATAAACCAACTGTGCTATCTTTTTCTGATTCTTGTATCCCAAAACTTTCTATATGACCTTTATATAAAAGAAATGGGTCAGCAATTAATGTATTAGAATCATTTAAAAAGCCTCTATAAATATCTACTGTGTCATTAGTTACATTTTCATTTAAAACTAAAGATATAAATGTTTGATCTGCACCTGATAATGATAAACTCAAACTAGCTTTAGTTAAATCTGTTTGTTCACTATGATTAGATATACCTAATACAAAATCACTAGAAGAATAGGTAACTGATGAGCCTGAAACTGATGATGTTAGATCAAATGAGCAATCTGTTATATTAACAGGAGTAGAAAAACCAATAGTAATAAGATGAACAGGCCTAATATCATTAGTCGCTAGTTCGTTCTTTATCGCTGTTGTTAGGCTTCTCGTCATATTCTTCGTAAGTTGTTTGGGTTACACTTTCTGTACCTTTTAACATAGTATATTCAAATTTGCTATTAGGTTTCTTGTATTCTTTAAGATCGTTAATACTAGCATCTATTTGATCTTCATTCACAATAACTTCGGCAATAAAATCGGCAGTTATCTTGTGGGTTATTTTATATTTTTTCATTAAAGTGCTTCTTCTACATCAAATTCAAATTGATATAAAGCATTACCATCTTTATCTGCACCAGCTACACCAAACTCTTGAACATCATTTGTTAAGTGAACTGTAAATGCAACATTATCATAAGTTATATCTGATGAAGAAACTGCTGTAGTTAAAGGTGGCTCAATAGTTAGAGTGCCTGTAGAAATATCTGATTGATCTGCAACGACCATATAAACTTTAGAATGATTAGCAAATTTAATCATATCTCCAGCTTTTAAAGTTCCTGTGCCTGTACCACCTAATGTTATAGATGTATCTCCAGCACTTGCTGTTCCATGAGGAGTACCTGATGCAGTACCTCTAGCATCTTCTACTTCTGGTGGGATTATAGTAAAGTTTTCTTTGCCTGATCTTTGTTTAACTATAAAGGCCATAAGATCGCCATAAACATCACTTCTTTTTGCTGTAATTACTCTAGCAGTAAATCCCCATCTTTGACCATCTATTTGTCTAGCAAGTTTCTTACCAGATACAGTTTTTGAGATAATAGTATTTTGAATAGACTTTATTCCTAAAGATTCAAACTTAGCAGTAGATATTGGAAAAGCACCTGACATTAGATTAAGTTTTTACTCCCTCTTTCATTAACTGCGTTATTAATTAATTGTGTAATAGTTCCTCTTGATCTTACAAGTAATTCTTCAAAGCCAGAAGCATCTACTGTGTTGATATTAAAATTAACTGTTGTAGCACCACCATTTGTGCCTCTAGCTGATTGTGTAATTTGGCCTGTTTGGTTTGGTACAAATAATTCTGCACCTTGCTCTCCTACCATATAAGGTTGTCCTTTTTGTACTGCACCACCATTAGCTTTACCACTAAATATTTTACCAATAGTTCCAAAAATACCACCACCACTAATAGCTTGAAGTGTAGTTTGTAAAGCTATTTGTTGTCTTAAAGAACTGTTTTGTTTGTCAATTAAACTTTTTTTATTTTCAGCTTGTTTTTTATCTTCTTGTCCTAATATTTTTTGTATTCCAAGTAATGCAATATATTCTATTTGTTTTGCAATAATATTAATTAAAACATTTTGTGCAATTTTTCTTAATGTTTCTCCAAAACTTTTCCCTAATACTACCATTTCTGCAAGTCCTCTTGACATTTGTTTAATTCCTTGAACCATACCTTTAGCAATAGTTTCATGTATTTTTTCAAAACCATCTTTTGCATTTTGAATTTCTTTATTTACTAATTCTCCTAATGCTCTTTTAATTTTATCGATGCCTGTTTCTGTTTCTACAATCTTCATACCTTTATGAATATTGAATGCTTCTCCTTTTGTTACAGTTACAATAGTTATGGGTATCCCTAAAAGTTTTCTTAAATCTTCGTAAAGTTTATAAGAGATGTTTATAGCTTTGTTTAAAGTTTCCAGCATTGCTGTAACTCTATCAATAGTAAAGGCTAACGCTTCTCCTAAAGTTCTAATTACAGGGTCTAACGCTTTTAAGGTTTGTGCAAGTGTATTATTCATTTTAGTTAACGCACCACTAAAACCAGCTTGTCCTATGTCGTCCATAGCACCTCTAAAAGCAATTCCTAAATTAGAAGATGAAGTTGATAAGTTGTCTAATTTTTGTTGAGTAGCACCAGCAAACGCTTTATCAAAACCTACTTCTAATGCGTTTAATATTTTTCTAGCACCCTCTGTTGTTTGACCAAATTTAGCAATTTCTAATCTAGTAATTCCTAATTGTTCTTCTAGTATTTTAAATACAGGAACACCTCTATCTGCAATTTGGTTAAGTTCTTCTAAACCTAGACCACCTTGAATACCTCTAGAGAAAACTCTAGTCATTGCGTCTAGTGTTCCTAATTGATCTGTCGTTACGGCAGATGTATCAGTGAACATTCTTAAAAGTTTTTCAGTAGGCTCTATACCTGACGCTTTTAATGTTATGAATGAAGTTGTTAATTGTTCTACACTAAATTGAGAATCTAAAGCAAATTTTGTTATAAAGTCAAAAGCATCTGCACCTTTTTTTACTGACCCTGTTACTGATGAAAGTGAATCTCTTAAATCTTCAAAATTAGAACCTACATTTGCTATACCTCTTAAAGCTACAGCACCACCTAAGGTAATAAACGCACCTTTTAAACTAAATACAGCATTTTTAATTGAAGCAAGTCCACCTTTAACAGAACGCAAAGCACCTTTTGTTTTATCTTGTGCTAATATATTAATTTTTAAATTTGCCATTACTTGTGTTTTGCTTTCCTTATTTCAGTTTCATTTTCTTCTTGTTCTAATAATAAGAAACCTAGAAAATGATTATATTCCCAAACTTCCATTTTTAGAAGTTCAGATAAAGTTATTTTTAACCTATCAGCAACGATAAGTAAATTTTTTAATTCTATGGAATTTTTTAGTTTTTTTTTACTTGGTCAGGAGTAATAGCTTGAACCATAGCAGTTGATATTCTTGAAAGAACATCAGAATCTACTTTATACATCAATGCAAGTTTGTCTTCTGGTTTAAAAACTTTATTACCATCTTTATCTAAAGACTTCATAACAACAATATCTGCAAGAATACTTACATCATTAAGATTATCTGATTTCTTAAATAATGTATTTTTTTCAGATAAATTTATAGGATTCCAATATAATACAGTTGGATTGCCATGTTCATCTTTCCATTCAGGTACTTCAATAGATTGAACACCTAAAGATTCAAAATGCGATTTCGCAATATCAATAACTGACATAAATTAGGATTATACAGTACCTACAGTTAATGCCCCTGTACCTTGAAAAGTAACAGTTCTTGAAATAATTGCGTCCATTGAGTTATTAATACTCATGCCTGTAACAATTCCTGTTCCTGTGTAACTTGCATCTCCTGAATCATTACCCTCTGGTAATAAAACAAATGAGATAGAAGAACCAGCAGTTAAAGTTTCTTGCTGAGCATCTGTTTCGTCAAAGTGCATTTCTAATGTTCCAGAGAATGAAGTTCGACCAGCAACAAAAGACTTTGTACTGTCTGTTAAAGCTGTATCTTCTACAACATCTCCTGTAGTTTCAAGTGTGAATGATGTTAGTTCCCCAACAGCAGTTCCACCAGCAGTAACTACGCCTTCTTTTCCGTGATGTGTTGCCATTTTTTATCCTTGTTAGATTTAGTTTGTTTAGTTTCTTTTTCTTGCTTATAGCCTAGTCTTAAATAATGTTCAAGGTTAGATTCATTTATAACTATCTCTGAATTACCTTTATATAATTTAATATCCTTAGCCATAAGTCCTTTTACAATTTATCGTCTTCCTCGTCAATATCTTCTTCATCTTCCTCAAAATCTTCTTCCAACTCATCTGATACATCTTCTTCTTCCCAAGTACCATCTTCATCTTCTAAAGAGTTTTCTCTAATTTCTTCTACTAAGTCTTTTACTTCTTCGCATAGCATAGACTCTTTATCGTGCATCTTTTCTATTTGATCTATTTTCTTAGATATTTTATCTAATAGTTTTTCGTTTTTCATAATTTATCCTATGGTGTTCCAGCTTGATATTCGTACATACACCTAATTGTCATTCTTATTCCACCAACAGGAAATAAAG